CGAGATGAGCGGCGTTGGCAACCCCATATCGATCGAGATGCTCAATGAAGACGAGCTTCGAAGACTAATTTTAGTTCAATTGGCCCGGCTCAGTGTAAAATCTGAGTGGAACGGACTACTAGGGTGATCAATATGCCACTACCAGATGCTAACAAGAAGTCGCCTAGGGTCTATACTAACCTTCAGAACCTCGATCTAGACTCTGTAACGTTCGCTAACATCCAAGCTACAGGCAATCCAATCAATGTTGAAGAGGCTAACGAGGATGAACTAAGAAGACTCGTCCTTGTGAATCTGGCCCGCCTCGTTACAGCCGGCGAATGGACGGGTCTTCTCGAAGCTGGTGGCGGTGGTGACGGCTACACAGCTATCTTAACGAGTTTCAATTGGGACGGCGATGACGATTCTGTTCGAGTCTTTACGATGGCCCCCTACGGAACGAGAGACATCATCCTCAACGAGACGTGTGTTCAAGATGACGAGATCGTTCTCTTTCCGTTTATCGCGCCTTTCACCGGGACGGTCTCCGAGACTATCTTTTATGTCGGCAATTCTCCATCTTCCAGCACCGGCGCCATCAACGTAGGTTTCTACAGTGACAGCGATGGGTTGCCCCAAAATTTCCTCGGAGAATTTGTCATGGCATGCACATCGTCCGGCCAAGTGACTCAAACTACTAGCAGCTCAGATGTCGAAACCGTGAAGGGGACGCAATACTGGATGAGTATGTATGCGGATAACCTAGGCTCAACCCCGAACTTCGGTAATTGCGATCAGATGAACAACGGCGCGGCCATTCAAGGCGGGGGTTCAACCGGCGGTTATGGAACCAGCAGAACCCCGGCGTCCGTCTTCAAAGCCAGTGCTGGCGGAAATGCCACGATTACAGATTATACGGCGTTTTCACCGGGCACACAGAACCCCATCAATATCGGGGTGAAATGGTGAATCGCTCCTATAGGATCTATGACGGCCCCGACATCATCGACCAAGGCGAGTTTGATGTCTCATGGGAAGAGATACGCGACCAGCGCGACCAAGAGCTAGAGGACACCGATTGGCGAGCAGTCAAAGACAGGACGATGAGTCAGACTTGGAAAGATTACCGCCAAGCTCTACGCGACTTGCCTCAAGACCACGAAGATGCGAACAGTGCCGCAGACTCATGGCCACAACCACCGGAGTGATCCGATGTCGAAGAACAAACCGAAAGCCACCTACGAAGTGGTCATTCGGATGCAGGACAAAGAGCGACAGCTACTCGACTCGATCACGACGGCGTATATGCTTGGCAATACGGGTAAGTTTCTAGGACCTATCGTAGCCGGTCTTAGCGATGTCTCCTTCGTTGTGACGATGGTTATCCTCTACGAATATTTCAGTGGCAAGGACACCGGCATCATCAACGGATCTATAGAGACTATCGGCGACCTCAAGAACGCATGGTTATCGTATCGAGCCAGTCCTGCCTACCAGGAGGAGTACGCCGCTAGAGCTACATCGGCTACTGGAGGTCTTCACAATATCTTCGACCAGATCATCTTCGCTCTGACCGGCGCTGGATTACCGATGGATGATGACCCAGGGGCCGCATAGGTCCCAGGGAAAGTCCACTTTTCACCCTTCAATAGGGGCTGGAAAGGCACTTTCTCAAAATTATGGACAATTTTCTGTTCATTTAATCCCGCCCTTTGCATAGAATTCCATGATGATTTCATGCAGCACATTTCGGAGTCTGTCCTCTTCGGATCGGGTTGGCGTTCTAGCACGGAAGACGAATAACTCAATATCTGCAAAGAGACTAGGAATCGAAGACCATTCTCGATTTCGTTGACCGAGAAAAGTAGCTAATTCTCGATAAATTAGTTTCTTCATATCTCTTCTATTCATTCGTGAATCCTCCTCTGTAGATCGGCAATCGTTCCCTCCATGATTAGGCGCATCCTCTCGAGCTCTTGGTGACTATCCATCAACTCGTTGTATCGAACCGACCATCCTTCGTTCTTGATGATGACAGAGGATAACCATGCAGATCGGCCCTCGGCACCTTTCGCCCCCATTGGAGACTTCCGCTCCTTCTTCGGGATACGGTCCCAGATGTCGAAGGCAGCTTGAGAGAGGTTCGCGTTGATGCCGGGCATTCAATCACTCTCCTCAGGCATTGTATCCGCACCCCTTGCAAACAACTGACCATGCATCAGGCAATCCCGGATGCGTCGATTCCAAAAATACCCGCCATGCCTTGCGGCATCCATTCGGGCAACGACGACGCTCAACAGTATGCGCCATCAGAACCACTCCGGGTCATCTGTGGCCTCTGGGGCGCGCACTGTCACTCTCTCCTCTTGGAGGAGGGCCAGTGCATGCTCTAGCTCCACAACGCGGGCTTTCAATTCCTTCAATCTCGTGCTCTCTTCACCAATCATGCGAACGCAGAACTCAAAATTTTCTTCACTTCTACTTTCAGTTACGGGGGTATCATCTACTTCCTTCATTCAATAACACCCCATAGAACAGCGCACGACTCTATCTTTAACAGGGTACGCGGGGGTTATAATCAGGCTCGCATCACAGATTTCGCAGTTATTACTCTTCATTTTTTTCGCCTCTGTACCCTGCGACTACTGAATTAGTTATTAATATTCCCTACACAGGAACACGACACAATCAAAGGTCAACGACCCTCCGTTCGGACTCCGGTTCGTCGTGTGAGACGTGTGGGTGGAAGGGGAGGGTGCGTAAACGTGAGATTTAAGGGGATTTGGAGTAGTTTTATGGGCGGTAGGCGCCCGGTAAGCAGACATGGTAGTGCAAGATACCCTAATTTTGGCCAGTTTGATGTTGATTAACCTCATTTCGTTGGGTGGATTCGCCCTCTGGATACGAATTCACATCGAACAATCGATGATGGACATAGATGAGAAGCTCGCACTTGCGATCCAAGCCCTCGTTGACAAGCTAATGTCGGGTGGACTAACGGAATTTGAGCCGCCGAACCCAATACAAGGCGCGATAGCCCAGTTAATTCAAGGAATGGCGCAACAAAAGATGAACACGATTGAGACGACAGTGACAGAACGCGGTCCGAATGGACAATTTACCACCGTGCAAGAAACATAGTGATACTTATTAGCGAGTTTTTGTTACACTCGCAATATGGCACGCCGAAGAAAGTCAAAACGCCGAAGAAGCCCGAAGACAATAAGTCTGATCAATCTTGCAGAATCCTATGCGTACGCGGCCACCATCACTGGCGGCGTTTTTGGAAATAGCCCTGTGGGCCTGCTCGGATTCGACGGATCAGGCGCGGGTGCTGGTACTGGAACTTCGATGACGACTACAGGAGCAGGCCTAACGCTTCAGTCAATCATCGGTGACCCCGGTTCAAGCTTCGATAGCATGCAATCATCGTTCATGGCGAACTATCAAGCCATGGCTGTGCAGGCAATAGGAATCGGAATCACCTTCAAATTCGCTAAGAAGCTCCTAAGGAAGCCCATCAGCAACGTAAATCGTAACCTGATGAAGCCCCTTGGGATCGGAGTGAGGTTGTGATCCTATGGCAACAAACACAGTAACAGGAAATCTCGTATGTTCCGATGGAACAAACATACCCCTCAAGCTAGATTGTGCCGAGGGAACGGAAACAAACCTAACCACCGACACCGCATACACTGTCAGCGCCCAGAACGTAGGGGACTTCGCGCCCGGTAAGACCGTCGTGTCTGCCCTCGTGAGCTGCGACAACGGTGTGGGCTTCTGTTACATACTCTCGATGGGCCTCGTGGCTGCAATCATACCGTGGTCTGTCAAGGGAGCCGTCTCTGACGGGTCGCCTGCACTCTGCCAACCTTACACTTTGAGAGCCGGAGACATCGTCCGGGTGATGAACAACACCGCCGCAGACCGCGAAGCAGCAATGGCAGTCTACACCGCAAGCGGAACTTCTAGGATTTTCAAAGTGACCGCTTCTTCTGGGACCACCAATGAGCTAGTGGATCTCCAGACGGGAAATAGCATCGGCGATACACTCCAAGGGCAACGAATCACAAAATGGTTCGGAACATCTGTCGATGGCGCGAAGATTGAGACGCAGGGCTTCTTCGTGGTCGATGCTCTTGGCAACGTGGTCGGTTCTTGTAGCGCAACGAACCCGATTGTTCAGCAACCACTGTTCTCTTTCGCCTCTACAAACATCGCTCTAAATTACAAGGCTCAGTACCTCACAAATGCATAGGCGTGATTGAGAATGGCGAAGATGACCAAAGCGGCAGGACGCCGAAGAATGGCGGAGATCCTCTCGAAGTCGAAGAAGCTCTACATGAGGTCATTCATTTCAACCAAGGACCTCGATTCAATCGAGAGAATATGCAAGTCCCGATCAAAGCAACTCAAGTGAGGTGGCGGCGATGGTGCAAGTAGGCAGTCCGCAGATACCCGGATATGGCGGGATGGCAGCCCCAAAACCGGGATATGGCTTCGGACCAGAGAATTATGTTCCTGATGTTGGCGGCAACGGTGGCAACGGTAACGGCAACGGGGCAGCCCCCGGAGCAATAGGGGGCTTTGAAGTCCCGAATAACTTCTGGGGCTTTGTTATGCTGATGATGGGGCTGAAGTAATGCCTCTTCCAGATGCCCCGGTTGAATCGCCTCGCGTGTATAAGCTGCTAAAGAACATCGATCTAGAGACTCTAGCTGCCGATGACGACGAGATGAGTGGCGTTGGCAACCCGATCAGTATCGAGATGCTCAATGAAGACGAGCTTAGAAGGCTAATTTTAGTTCAATTGGCGCGTCTCAGTGTAAAATCTGAGTGGAACGGACTCCTAGGGTGATCAATATGCCACTACCAGACGCCAGCAAGAAGTCTCCAAGGGTCTACACGAACCTTCAGAACCTAGATCTAGACTCTGTAACGTTTGATAATATTCAAGCTACAGGAAATCCAATCAATGTGGAAGAGGCTAACGAGGATGAACTCAGAAGACTCGTACTCGTGAATCTGGCCAGATTGGTCACAGCCGGTGAATGGACGGGGTTACTGACTGCCGGTGGTGGAGGTAACGAGTTCAACGGAGAGCTGACGAAATACAATTGGGACGGTGACACCGATCCGATCCGTGTACTCGCCCTAGCACCCTATGGTTGCGTAGATCGCAATCACAGTGACCAGAGCATAGAGAACAATCAATTGACATGGTTTCCCTTCATCTCTCCCTTTACGGGCACTGTGTCTGAAGTAGATGTCTACATGAACCAGAACTCC